TTTTTTGCGGCATCGTTTTTCCCCTGAATATTGTTTGACAGGGCTTCCCGTTTCTTTTCTTCAAACCAGTCCTGAACCGCCTTGTATTTTTTCAGCTGTATGCAGGGAAGAAAGAAATAGTCAAATTCATCATGAAAGTTTTGTTTTACGCACCCCAGCACTTTAGAAGTGATCCGGGCTTCCGTATCGCCTATACAGGAAAGTGGGAGATTGAACGCCTTTACAATCCCATACATGGCGTGAAAATCGTCTATCTTTTCCAGAAATACCTTGATCGTTTCCTCTACGTCATGGCGGCAGTAGAACACTGTCTGATCAAGTTCTTCCTGTGTCAGCTTCCTGTCAAGATCAAAGGGAACTTCCGTTTCCCGTATATCGGAACCAAGAAAGCCTTCAAGCGTTTTCAGGCCGATGGGGGGATTCGGCATCACGTCATAATTATTCAGTGTGATTTTGTTCAGTTCCCTTGAAAACTGCCATCCGTCCATATGTTGAACAATAATAAAATCACTTATTTCTTTCGGATCAAAATCACAAAGGATCCCTTTCAGGATATATTGATCATAGTGGCGGCTGTTAAAACCTACCCATATATTGTATTTGTTCGCTTTATATAAGGCTTCAAGTTGGTCACGGTCATTTATGATCACGCTTTCTTTCTGCGTATCACTGTCAATGACCACTACCAGCCAGTCATATTTGAAAACTTCAAAGTCATAAAACAACATAGGCTTTTTTCCTTTCTTCCAGTGGGTAATTGCTTACCCACTGGAAAAGTAAAGAAGTCTTAACTTTTAGAGGAAAAAAATTTACACGTCAAAAACCTCTTTAATGCTGATGCTGTTGAAAGCGTCCTTGTCATACTCAATTTCACATTCAACCTTGCCCTGAATTTCTTCATAGATGTCGGCCACCAGATCCACAAAGTCCTGATAACCGTTAAATTCAGGAAGTATGTCAGTCTGGAACTTGTCAAGTACGGTCAGGACGCTCTGGATCATGTTGCCATCGTTCTTTGTGCCGTAAATAACCCGGTTCATGAACACGCACTTGTTTTTATGTTCCCCTTCCTTTACACGGGCCTGTATGAAGAACATAGGGCGGCCGTCCTTCGTTGCCTTGATTTCCATCTTGTCGATTCCCACAATATAGGTCCCTTTGGGAATATCGCCGCTATTGTTCTTCGCTTCCTCAACGTCCTTCTTCAACTGTGCCTGATCAACTGCCTTGTCTAATGCTGAAAAATCTACTGCCATAATTATAACATCCTTTCTGCCCTTCATGGGGCCATAAAATTAAATTTTTTGCCTACAGTTCAAGCGGATGCTGATCCATGATCTCCCTGCACCGCTTCACGTTTACCTGTAAAAGTTCCTGCGCCTGTTGTACCAGTGCGTTAGCCTGTTTAACAAGATCTTCATACCGCTGCATTTCCCGGCGCAAGGGCGGATCTGTTGCTGATACCACATAGGAAGTATTACAGTGCTTACAAGTGAAATACTGGTATTCCAGATCACCATTCTGTTTCTTTTTCATTTTGATGAAAATTTTTGCTCCACACTTATCACACTTTACTTTTTGTGCCATTTTTACCCCCTTGTGCGCCTTGTACGGCGTGACCTTGCAGATCCACCCTGTTCAGGCTCCTGAACGGCTTCCTGCGGCGTTTCCTGCGGTTCTGCCTGACCTTCCGGCTGAATATCCCTTACCTTACGTTCACGGGTCTTTCTGCCACCCTCTACAGGGGGGGGCATGGGAAGCGGATCTTCATCCTGTCCGTCAGGAATATCCATAAATTTATCAGCAAAGTTTTCACCTTCTGTCTGCTGTCCTGCGGCTTCTTCCTGACGTTCCCGGCGTGTGCGGCGGGGCGGCTTTTCCAGATCCGGCTTCGGCACTTTATCAGCAGCAACGGCGGCTTCTTCAAACGGAATTTCTTCACGATCCCCGGCAGCTTCCGAAACGGCCTTGTCAACCTGTTCCATATACTCACCGATCTTTTCATTGTTTTCAGCTTCTACCTGCGCCCGTGTCTTGCGTTCTCCCTTCGGGGCGGCTGTACCTCTTGCCCTGCGCCCTTTCGGATCGGGCTTTTCAATGCCGCCGGCCACTTCCTGATCCCGTGCCGCCATTTCTTCATCGCTCTTGTAATTGCCTATCTCATAATAGTTGCATACCTTATCATCAATATAGGCAAGGTCATTTTCAACCGCATATTCGGAGAACATACCCATCGGGCTTTTTACGGTGTCTTTGCCGCTGTTCTGCGTCAGGAAGAAATACTTCTGGTCAATAACGGACGTTCTCAAAACGATAGTGAACAGCCCTTCAATGGTGATTTTCTCCCTTAACAGCTTACCGATCAGCTTGATTGTGGTGATCCCGTTTTCCAGCGTTTCACAATGGGAGAGATAATACACACGCACATCAGCCGGAAGGTCAGCGCAAACGTCAATCAGCTTGAAATAATCGTCACCAAAATCATTCCATTTATCCCAGCCCCCTTCATGTATGCGGTTCATATAGGGAATGGAAAGCAAATACTGGAAGTCATCCACGATCAGGATCTTCTTCCCGGCTTTCGCCTGACCTTTCATCCATGCCGTGATATTGCTGGACTTCGTTTCATTGTTCAGCATGGTGAACTTGCCATTGCTGGACTTGAACGGTAACGGCTTCCCTACGGGATTGACCACCGCCGTGATTTCGGGATCAAGGTTCCGTAAGCTGGTGCTTTTCCCGGTTCCTGATTCCCCCATAATTAAAATTTTCTGTGCCATCTTGTCATACCTCACTTTCTTTATTTTTATTCGTCTGCGCCGCCTTCAATAATGTGGCTGGCCCACATATCAGCCCAGTGAATGATCATCTGTAACCATGTTTCTTTACCTTTCAGGTCATACTTCATAAAGTCGTACAGCCCATCATGGCAAAGGATCGCCCATTCTTCGGCTTCCGTCAGGTCAATAAACAGCGTGGCCAGCTTGATAGACCGTACAGCGTGGGGAACGGCAGACAGTTCAGGATTCCGCTTGTAGGGCTTTGCGTCAGACTGCTTCCCAGATTTCAGGATGCTTTCAACATACATAGGCTTTTCATAATCGCCGCATTTTCCTAAATCGTGAAGCAGAGCAGCAATAACAACACTGTCCTGAACTTCATTGTACCTTGCGCCGCCCAGCAGCGAAACGCCGATCTTTTCCGCAATGGTCAGGACGTTCACGGAATGTTCAGCAAGCCCGCCTTTCTTCGCCAGATGGTTCCCACCGCTGCAAGGTGCTTCCAGAAAACCGATCTCATTCATGTAGTCCAGAAGATCAACTATGCCCTCACGCTTTGTTTTCATAAGGGCATCCCGGATAATGTCCGCATAGTTTACAGCGGGCTTTTCTTCCGGCTTCTTTGCCGTCTGTTCCTGCACCTGTGCCTGTTCCTGTGTTACTTCGCTTTTTTTACCCATTGTTTAATTCTCCTTTTCTTTGATTATATTTTCAAAGTGTTTCCACTTCGATTTCAGGACTTCATACAGTTTTTTGTTGTCTGGATCCTCCACCAGACGCTTGAACATATCAAAATCTTTCGGATAAAGCAGGACTGCAAGACCGCCCGCCCTGTCAATGTTCCGCAAGTTGTAAATCTGTAGATCCGTGGGCTTGCCGTTTGGGGCCTTTATTTCCACCCCCATGAACCGCCCTTTGCAACAGACCAGCAGATCAGGAACCCCGGACTTTGTATAACCGCCGCCGCCCCAGTATTTCAGGAACCAGCAGCCCGATTCTTTCAAATGGGCCTTGACCTTGTTTTCAAAGTTCTTTTCCTGTGCCATCAGCTCCACCTTCCCTCTGTATCCGTTTCATAGTCAGCATAGGATCCCATCCGGCTTCATGCGTGAAAGAAATTTCCTCAATGCGGTCAACCGCTTCATTGTCCACGAATACCGTTGTTTTGGGAAAGCCGCCTGACATATCACACTGGATCGTCAGCTTCCTGAACAGTGTCCGTTCTGAATGGGAGAATACCGGGATCCCTATATCGTTAGCCTTTATGATTTCAGCAGCCATTCCCTCACTGATCCCGTACCGCTGGCCGATCATTACAGCATCACACCGTTCCAGCAATGCCAGCGCTGCGCCTGTTCCAAGCATACGTTCATCCGGCTTCGTATCGTCCAGACAAGCCGTGATATACAGATGCGGTGTGATAGGGTAGTAGCCGGCCATCAGGGCTTCTTTTGTCAGTTCCACCGCATAATCAAAATTGCGCTTCACTTCTTCCGGCGTTCCTCTGTATGGGGAACATACATATACAACTTTCATTTCTTTGTCACCTTCCTTTTCCTTCGCCTTTTTACGGCAGTTTCTTCTTTCATTCCTATAACTTCATTGCCCCAGCAATCCCACCCTTCGGCAGTAGTCCGGGCAAACAGTTCTATTCCCTTTACCAGATCCCCCCCCAGCAAGTCCTTGATTTTTTCCCGTGTGACTGGCGGCTTTTCAGAATGTGCGCCGATGGGCCATTCAATCAGCTGTGAAATGCTGTTATTTTGCCTTGACGGTTTTCCCTTGACCGTTAACAGGCACGGTTCCGTATTTCCCCGTGTCCATCTTCCCAGCCCGAAAAAGTAACCCTTCCCGGATCTGTTCAGCTTTAGCCACTGAAACCCTATGCTTTTGTATTTGAAACCCCATGCTTCAATTACCTGTAGGGCTTCGCTTAACATTGGATATGTAGCCCACAAGAAAAGGACACAATCTTTTTCACATAACCGGGCTACAGGCAGATCTTTTATTTCCTGCAAGGTCATTGTGTTATAGTGGAACTCACAAGCACCGTTGCACTTCCGATCACCATATCGCCACGGCGGATCTGCATAAATGACATTGTATTTTTTATCAGTGTTGAAAATATCAATGACCATCTTTTTCACTTCCTTCCTGTACTGAAATAGTGATCCCCTATTTTCCCCCACGGTTCCCCATATAGTGAATATCCTTCTGACGTAAAGAAAATTATTTCCGTGTTTGTGCGCTGTTCCAGTTCTTCCCGGATTGCTTCAAAAGTTTCTTCTGACGGTTCCCCCATCCAGATCCTACCATCCAGCACCACACTGAATTGATTCCGCTGCATAACCACATCCGGGATATTGTCAGGGTAGTCAGGGCTGTCAACCCTGTTCAGAACGACATCCACCACCAGCTTTTTACCATATAGCCCCTGATTCCCGGCTTCTGCTTCCACACATAACGCCAGCAGTTCCAGACTGTCATAGTAATATTCAGATTCAAGGTCATCCGGCTGCGCTTCATAGGTTTCAGGCGTGTCTTTTGGTTCAGCTGGTTCACGGTGTTCAGGCTCCACGCTGAACTGTTCAAACAGGCCCGGATCATAGCACACGGGGATCTGTGCTGGTTCCCTATGGTTTACGGCATACAGTGAAAAGGGGATCCCGATAATACAGCCGATTAGGAAGCTAAACCAGTTCTTTTTCAAATAACTTTTCATTGTATTCCTTCCCCAGCCGCAAGTTGATCAGGTTCTTTTCCTCAATGCTTCCTTTGCATAAAGGGTAGTAGTATAGGCATTTCTGACCTTGCCCGATCCTGTGCGTCCGTTTCTTTGACTGTTCCCACAATGCACAGCTTCCCTTTCCGAATGGAAGCGTGAAATATATGGTGATATGGGCTTTTTGAAGGTTCAACCCCATAGCCCCAGCCTGATACTGCACAAACGTGACTGAATTACTGCAATTTTCATAGTTCAAAAGCTGTTTCTGTTTGCCATTCACTATAGACTGCGGGCGCCCCAGCTGGTCAGTAATCTGTACCAGTGCAAGATATTCAGCCGTAAAGTTATAGAAGATCACAATGCGTTCATCCGTGCTTGCTATCAGGTCAGCCACGGCCTCCAGTTTATCCGGGCAATACTGACCGCATAGCTGGCGGGCATATAAAAACTTTGTCAAAACCGTATCGCCCACAAGTTCCGTTTCTTCGTCCAGTTGCAAGTAACTGTTCTTCATGAAACGCCTGTAATTTTTGGAAACAGGAATCCTGACTGTTATTTCCTGCTGGTCAGGAAGTTCAAAGGCTTCTTCTGTTTTCATGAACACGGCCCCATGCTGCGCCAGTTTGTGCTTCAATCGTTCCACATTCTTATAGCCGATCACATTCTGTCTTTTATAGCCGCTGTCCATATCTTCAACCCATTCCGTTTCAATGTAGGTATTCCAGAACGCTTCCTTGCTTATGTTCCAGCCCAGCATCCGGCACTGGCTCCATAGCTTTTCATATTTCCCGGATGTAGGTGTGCCGGATAGAAGGATCACATTTTCGGGCTTTAAGGAAAGCACGAATTTTGACCGTTTAGCCGTTTCATTTTGGATATACTGCGATTCATCACGCATCAGTGT